TGCAGTTTCAAGAGTCGTTGCTGTGGCTGCATTTCCTGAAGTATTTTGATTACCAGCAGTATTAACACCTGGAAGGTTTATATTTGCAGACCCGTCAAAAGAAACTCCGCCAAGTGTTCTTGCCGTTGCTAATGCTGTTGCAGTAGATGCATTTCCAGAAGTATCTTGGGTTCCCGTTGTATTTACACCTGGCAGAGTAATATTGGCAGACCCATCAAACGATACACCTCCAATATTTCTGGGAGTTGCGAGTACTGTAGCAGTAGATGCATTTCCAGAAGTATCCTGAGTCCCTGAAGTATTAACACCTGGAAGGTTTATGTTTGCAGATCCGTCAAAAGGTACTCCGCCAATGCTTCTGGAGGTGGTCAGAGTAGCGGCAGATCCTGTAGTATTTTGATTACCAGCAGTATTAACACCTGGAAGGTTTATGTTTGCGGACCCGTCAAAGGATACACCACCAATAGTTCTTGCAGTAGTTAGAGTAGCAGCAGATCCAGTAGTATTTTGATTGCCGGCAGTGTTAACACCTGGAAGGTCTATATTTGCAGACCCGTCAAAGGATACACCACCAATAGTTCTCGCAGTGCTTAAAGCATCCGCAGTAGCAACATTAGTAACTGTTAAGGTGGGACTATCATCTGCACCAGACTTAGTAACACCTGTTCCTGCAGTTATGCTTCTTACGTCTTTGCCTAATACCTTTGTCATTTTTTAAATCTCCACCCAACCTATTGTAGAATTTACATATACTAATTCTACGAATCTTCCTGCCGCAACCGTACCGTCTTGTGCAGAAGAATCAATATTACTAGAATTTCTACCTACAGTAGTACTGCTGCTAGAAATATTTTTAATTTTTACCCACTCGCCAGCACTGGGGCTGCTTGGCAAAGTTATAGTAACAGCTCCACTACCGTTTACAATTATTTGATCTTCTGCGGAAGCGGTATACGAGGCGGTCTTTATAGTCCAAGTTATGCTGGAGCCACTGCCTCCCTCGCCTCCCCCTGATGCTGTTAAATCAATCTCTCCATTTGTATCATCATAGCTTGCTGTAACAGAAGTATGATTAGAGTGGGTAAACATAGCTGCTACCGCATCTTGTATTGCCTCTGTAAGATTAATATTTGCTGAGCCATTAAAAGAGTGATCTGTAGACCCTACAGTAAAGTTTCTTGCTGTTGCAAGGGTATCAGCAGAACCCGTAACATTACCTGTTAAACTACCTGTTAAATTAGTAGCTGTAAGATCTCCCGAAATAATAATACCGTCAGAATCTGAGGAGATTGTTTTTGTACCTACTGTAATAGTATTTGCAGCAAATTGTCCTTCTTCTACAAATATCTTTCTAAATCTCTTTGAAGAAGTACCTAGATCATACGTATCATGGGTTGCAGGAACAAAGTGAGCTGTTACTTCAACATCTGTAGAAGTTGCTTCAAGTTTCTTGGTAGTACCATTATATAGCGATGTTGTAGTAACATCAAAGTCTTCATCAGTTGAATCATAAGATATAGTTGTACCCAGCTGCTTATTGCTAGGAAATAGAGTACCAATTGCATCTGTTAGATTGGGGCTCTGAGTACCATCAAATGCATGGCTGGTGTCCTTAATAATAAAAGCCACAGCACTTTGCAAAGCAGTTGCAGTTCCTGCATTACCTGAAACGTTACCTGTCAGCCCTCCAGTAATATTACCGCTAATATTACCAGTAACATTACCTGTTAGATTTCCTATAAAGGTACCTTGAATATTTCCTGCGCTTAATCGACCTGTACTAGGATTATAGTGCAGTTGGTTATCTGTTTCTAGATCTAGATTACCTGATTGGCTCGAAACGAACGGCAGATAAAAAGTGCCAGATTCTGTGTTATTAGCAGCTACTGTTACAGTACTTGCAACATCTGCAGTACCTTCAAGATCTGCTACTACCTTGGATTTAGTAAATCCTGAGGCAATTGTGGTAGACGTTCCTGGATTTGTCTGAGAATCCTCAAAAAACTTCCACTTATTATCACTTGCATCTCTAAATAAACCGGCGTATAGTTGAGTACCTGTGCTTGCTGTGCCCGCTATACTAGCAGCTACAATAGCCCCGCTGCCATCGACTGTTGTAACTGTTATAGTAGCATCATTTGTAGTAGAAGTGCCGCCTAGATTTGCTCCTGATATAACAATAGTATCATTAGCTACGTAGCCACTTCCTGACGTTGTTATGCTAACAGATGTATAGCTTCCTCCCGACTTATTTATGGTAAAGGCTGCATTGCTACCGCTTCCAGAGGTGCTTGCTTGAGTTACCCCGGTAAAGCTTTGAGCGTTTGTCTTATTATATCCACCAAATAAACCTATGTCCGCAGCGTTTAAAGTATTACCGCTAGCCAGCTCTATAAGAGGGTCGGTTACGGATAAATTAGTGGTACTAATAGTAGTTGTGCCGCCACTTATAGTCAGTGTGCCATCCACATTTAAGTTTCCAGCAATATTTGTGGCACCCGCAATACCCACACCTCCTGCAACAGTTAAAGCTCCTGTTGTAGTGCTAGTACTAGCGGTGGTTCCGCTTATAGTTACATTGGAGCTAAATACAGGGGTGGCACTGAATGTTTTAACACCATTAATAGTTTGAGCATCCGTATTATCTATACGCAAGACTTTATTGAAGTCTATTCCTATAAGTCCACCATTATAAGAGAGCCCTGAGGACACAGTTATATGATCATCTATATCCGCATCAACAAACCTCTGTATCCAAGCATAGTCAGAGCCATTCCAACTAAGAACATATCCAGAAGTAGGGTTGCTTTGATTTAAATGTGTATCTACAGAAGTATTAAAGGCGCCAGCGGTTCCCGCCAAGGTATAGGCAGCATTCCAGTTGCTAGAGTTATCCGTAATAATACTATAAGTTCCGCTACCATTAGTTGCCATAATACCGGCACTACTAAAGTCGCCATCCACAACCAAATTTGTAGGCAAACTTTGAGTATTTACTGCGGTAATCCTGCCTTCTGCATCAATTGTTAAACTTCCTATGAAGTCGCTGCTGGCTGATCCATCTGTGCCAAACGTGCCTGCCGTACCAGTAAATACATGATCTAATGTCACCTCTCCATTAGTTACTGTAAAATCATTATCACTAAAGGAAGCTATACCCTTAACACTAGTAGTTGCTGTAGCGACAGAGGGAGGAGAGGCAAACACATAGCTACTACCATTATATGAGAGAAATTGCCCGCTAGTAGCTCCTGAGGTTGACACGTCTCCTAGTTCATTAAGGTCTAAAGTAGCTCTTAAACCGTTGCTATCTGCAGTCAATGTTCCATTTGAATGAAGATTTAGATTTACTGTAGGAGTAGTACTCGCGGTGCCTGAAATACTTAAACCAGTTCCTGCCGCAACAGAAGTAACAGTACCAGCATTAGTAGTAAATCCGCTTGTACTATTATCAAATATACTCAACGAAATATTTGAAAAAGTTTTAGTTGCTTCTAAATTGGAGTTACTTGTATCCAGAACAACTAGCTTATCTGAACTTACGGCTGCAGCAGACATGGCGCCTAGTTCGCCTAAGTCTAGATCAATAGTAATAGTACCGGAACCGCTTGCAGTAATTGCACTACCGCCGGTAATTCCTGTTACCGTCCCGCTAGTAGCATTATCTACATAGGACTTTACAGCTCCTTCGGTAGGAACTGTGGTATTAGAAGCATTTCCTACAGAAGTTACAAAACTTCCTACACTATTTGTACCATCATTTAAGCTACCAAAGTTTACATTACCCGCAATATGAATGTCTTTCCACTTGCTGCTTGTACTGCCTAGATCGTGCTGATTATTTGCAGAAGGTACTACATCGGATGATATAGTTGCTCCGTCCAAATCCAAGTCAGTATCAATATCCAGCTTAGGTACATTCAGTGTATCGTCGGTAGTATCAAACCGTAAAATGGCATCAGTTCTTAGTGTTGAAGCCCCTTCTTGCCCGTCGCTCATAAGAATAAAATGATTTGTATTATTCGTAGAGGCTGCAAGATTTACACCACTTGAAGTGTTTTGGGATATTGTTATAGAGCCTGCAGTATCATTATAACTAACAAAACTATCGGTAAACATTGCCCCTACAATATCTTCTATAGTTTCATTTAATATGCCAAGAGTTTTATTTGTGCCATCTTGAGTAATATTTGTACCAGCTATTGCACCTACAAAGTCAGCCACCGATTCTTTCTTTGAGGCAGAACCATCCGCATCAATAAATACGATTGAATCATTTGGGACCGAAAGAACTTCACTTGCTAAACCATCAAGATTCAGAGAAAGTTTTCCAGAGGTTGCTGTAAGAGCACTGTTTGCTCCATTTACAAAATTTGTTGCAAAATCTGCAATACTCTCTTTTCTGCTACCATTATTCGTAGCATCAATAAATGCAATACTGTCTTGCGAAGAGTCTACGTCTGCTGCAGTAAGTCCATTTAAATCTATAGCAAGCGTAACATCACCTGATGATCCACCGCCTGATAAACCTGTACCAGCAATAACTCCTGTTATGTCACCAACTGCTGTTGTATATCCATAACTTAGAATTTTATCTTCAATGGCCGCTGATGTCATTAATGATGTATCATCATTACTAAATGATTCACCGCTTGTTTGCAGTGAACCTGCCGCTAATTCTGAAACTGTTAATCCACTAACGTTGAGTGTGACTGTACCACTTGTACCGCCCCCACTTAAGCCAGTTCCGGCTGTAACACCTTCTATATCACCCGCATCACTAGTAAAACTAATTACACCAGTTGAATTATTATAACTTAAATCTCCACTTACGCTAATAGCACTTCTGGCTAGAGCATTTGTGAAGTATTGGTTGGTTGAACCTTCTGCTAAATCATCAGTGTCATGATTGCTAATGTCGCTAACTGTACCAGTTACATCACCAGTTAAATTACCTGCAAAACTAGTTGAGGAAAGTACAGATGTAGATGGATTAAAAGAAAAAGTGTTTTTTGACTCAAGTTTAGAGTCTGTAATGTTTAGTTGATGGTATAGAGGTTGGGTACTTGTACTAAGTACTTTTGAAACAATAAATATACTTTGTGCCGGGTCAAAGACTAAAGCATTTCTAGACCCTGACCTTACATTAGTGGAGCTTATTTGAGTCTCAGAGGTAAATGATATATCCGAACCTGTAGCAACAGCTCTCTTAAATACATATCCTCCGCTGGACTTATCTGCTAAAAGTATTACTTCTTTTGTTGCAGGATCATTTGATAAAACCATATCGCTATAAAACGAGGAATTAAGAGTTACATCTGATCCATAAGTATGAGTATTATTAGAGCTAGATACAATAACTTTTCTATACTTATTGCCATGAACTATTATACCAAGCTTATCGTCATTACTTTCTGTATACTCTATATCTCCTAAAGTACGGATTATTCCCGAGTCTTGAAGAGTAGCAAAGGGCAGACCATTTATGCCTGAACTAGATAGAGTTGTTCCGCTACTTGTTAAAATTCTTGTATTATTGTATCCATTACTTTGTGAAGGATTACTAACGCTTGCCATTCTTTCGCCAATAGCTACAATAAACTTATTTGCAATACCTGACCAAGATGCATCAATATTCGTTGCATCATTCTCAGAGACGTCAGTAGTAGCAAAACCAGTGTTTGTTATAGGAAAACTTCCTCCTGACCCAGGAGCTCCTGCTAAATCAGAAATGCTTGAGCCACCTGCAAAATTTGCTCCTGTGTAGGTTGGCCCTGTAGTATAACCCCTACCAGTATTTGTCATAGTTATACCGGTTAGATAATACTTACTATCTCCGGATTCGAATGTCCAGTCAAAAGTACCTGTTGCTTGCGCACCCCCTGGTAAATCTGGAGCACTAAAAGTAGGAGTAATTTGTGTTCTAAGGCTGGAATCGCTTTGAGCAAGACGCGGAGTTCTATTATCGACAGCATTCGCATCAGGAGCAGCAAAGTAATTCGTCATTTCATCCGTAGTACTTACTCGCTTATTACTCATTGCAAGTTCAGAGCCTAAAGTAATTGAACCTCCGCTCGAAATATTTGCAATTAATGCTATCGGGTTTCCGTTTGTATCAATATGAGTAACAAGAGTTCTATTTGTAGAAGTATCCGTCGGATCTCTTGTAATACTAATAGCACCCAGTAAGGTATCAGAGCTGGTACTTTCAACATTAGTGGGAGCACCAAATGTTACTGTAGAACCATTAAAAGTAAGTACTCGTAGTCTATTTACTTTATTTGAGCCACTAGCTTCTGTCAAACTTATTAGAATGTTTGAAGAAGGATTAAGATCCGCTAAAGTTATTTGTCCGTAGGAGGGTTGAGTACTAATGCCGGTGGCTCTTTGCGCACAGACAATATTTCCATTACTATCGGTTGCTGTAGTAACATTTCCCCACGTAATACTTCCCGAAGAATATGTACCAATGCTGTATTTTAATATACCTGAACTTGTCTGGGCCCAGAATGCAAGATACTTATTGTAAAGCTTGGAATAGTATAAAGACGGAGCGTGAGTATGTATATTATCCGATGAATTAGATACAATTGTCGCACCTGTTGTTACACTATCTGCATTTGGCTTTAAAAACGGTATTTCATGAGCAGCACTTACACCCTCTGAAGGAAAAATACTGGCGTTTCTTGCGCGGGTAGCTGTACCGGAGAGAGTTCCGGATATATTGAGTACTCCTGTCGTACTTTTTAATGTATTAGTAGAGGGTATATAATTTAAGGAAGAACTTATTTCTATAGATTGAGGAGAAGCTGTTCCATCAACAAAAGCAAGGTAGTGAGTATCTGCACTAGACTCTTGAGTAGTAATACCTACTTGAGAGGCTACAGAAGAAGACCCGCTAACATTTCCTACAAATGAAGTAGCTCGGAGAACTCCGGTGCTCGGATTGTATGTAAATGGATTAACATCTCCGGATACACTTAAATCTTTTCTTAAACCATGGTAATCTACAGAGCTAATTGTTTCTGCCGTAGGATCCCCAAATATAATAGGAAACTCGGAGTTAGTTGTATCCGTTTCAGTTACAGCAACTTTTGTAGACTTTGTTGATATACCCGTAAATGTAGCATCAGTACCATTTGTACCTGACTCAAGTATTTTATTAGTACCGTTACTAGCATATACATCCCCGGTTAGATTACCAGTAATTGCACCAGTAGTTGTAAATGCACCTGCTGTTATAGTACCTGATACTGTAGGAGCATTTACTAAGCCAATTGTAATAGCATCGTTTGAAACAGTTGTTTCAATTTCGTTACTAGTACCTACAAAATTTAATGTTCCACCAGTTGTGAATGTGTCGTTTGAACCACTGTCTGCACTTAACGTAAATGAGGTATTGATGCTTCCAACTTGAGTATCAACGTATGCTTTAATAGATTGTTGAGTAGCACCAAATTGAGATGAGTCATCAGACATCGAATCATCGTCTAAGAACCCTGAAACCGCAATATTATTGGCACCACTAAAAGAAGCGGCTGTAATAGCACCTGCTTTCAATGCACTTGCTGTGCCTGTAAAGGTATTTGAACTTTCTGTGGCATCTGCAATGAATACAAATTCACTTGCTGAATCATCATAACCAAAGAAACCTTTCTTTGCGGACGAACCATCGTGCCAATTAAACTTTATACCTCTGTCCAAATTGTCATCAGATGAAATTGTTGGATCACCTACTTCAAAAATAGGATCATCAACTTGAACTGTTGTACTGTTTACCGTGGTTGTTGTACCGTTTACTGTAAGTGTTCCGTCTACTACAATATCATTGCTAAAAGTCTTTTCACCGCCAATACTTTGAGTACCACTTGTTCTTACAACGGTATTATCAACCTGTATATCGTCAGCATTTACAGTTATACCACCACCGCTGGCTGCTGCTAAGTTTACAGTAAGAGTTTGACTACTTCCTGCTGTTGTAAGACCTGTACCACCTGCGATAGTCAGGGATTCAGAGTTTAGAGTAACATTTTGAGCACCACCGCTATCCCCAGCAAACGCTAGATTCTGTGTTGTCACATTAGAGTCAACATAGGCTTTTACTGCTTTTGCGGAAGCAAGAGTATCATCGTTCGAGGACACAGAACTTAGATCAGTATCTAGAACACCTGCTTTAAAATTATCTACTTCAATGTTAGATACAGTATTATTGTCTACATCTATTGTTTTATTTGTAAGTGTCTGAGACCCAGCTAAAGTAGCAACAACAGTAGAGTCTATAGCAAGGGTGACCGTATTAGCTGATGCTGAGCTGGTAAGACCTGTGCCTCCAGTAACTGTAAGACTCTCTGAATCAAGATCAATTGCAATCGTACCGCTGTCTGCGGTAACATCTAAATGCTGTGCAGTTACTTGAGCGTCTACATAAGCCTTAACAGACTGTTGAGTAGGTATAAGCGTAGCACTATCAGAAGACATGTCATCTTCATCAGCAAAAGCTGTTACAGTGATTGAGCCATCATTGAGGCTTCCAAAGGTCAGGTCTGTAATAGTAGTAGCAGCAATTGTGCCACCTTCTACTTTATCCCCGGAAATCTGGTTGTCTGCAAGCGTAAGAGTACCTGCTGAAACATTTAGAGTTTTTCCAGCCCCTACAGTAATATCAGCAGCATCAATAGTACCGCCGTTAATGTCTGCTGTGTCAGCTACAAGGCTGTCAATATTAGCAGTGCCATCAATATATAAGTCTTTCCACTCTTTGGAGCTGCTTCCAAGATCAAAAATACCGTCATCATCAGGAATAAAGTTAGAGTCTATAGCTCCAGTAAATGTAAGTTTATCTGTAATGTTGTCACCAAAAGTGAGATCCCCAGATAAAGTTAAATCTCCAGTTACATCAAGATTACCCCCAATAGTTACATTTCCTGAGACGTCCAGAGCATTAGTTACCAACTTATCGTTAGTATCGTCATAGTAAATACGAGTATCTGCTTTTAGTGTTCTGCCTGTTCCACTGACAGCATCTTCTATGCCTACAAAAAATAAGTTATCGCCACTAGGAACACTGGCAGTATCATGCTGCGTAACTGTTACAGTAAGAGCCGCATCTGATTGACCAATAGTAGTTGTGGAATCAAAGGATCCCTTAAATGTACCTTCGAATCTACCCGTAAACTGTCCATCGAGGTTGCTAGCAAATATAGTGCCTTTGCCTGGATTATATTGTAATCCTGTCTCTGAGAGTATTTTTGAGGTACCAGTTGTGCTGTCAACAAAAGTAATAAAGTGAGTAGTATCCAGTGCTACTGTACCTGTTCCGGAGCCTGTACCATTTGCCGTGAAAAGTGTTTCTAGTACTGTACCTGTACCATAGCTAGCATTTCCTGTGCCTCTAGCCCTGAATCTATCTCCTACAGAAGGAGGGGTGCTCTCACTACCCGCCCCAAGAATAATCCAGTTAGTAATCTCTACGACAGTACCGGTTCCACTGCCTGCTCCTGTTGCAGTAAATCCAACACCAACTGTATTTGCACTTGCTCCGATTGCTGTAAAATCAGTATTTCCTACGGATACAATTTTATATACTTTAGTATTAGAAGTAGTGGTTGCGGCCGCAGTAGTTCCCAGACTTGTGATAATATATTCACGAGTCTCTACTAATTGAGGGTTGGAAGTAGCAGATATATTTACGCTTTGAGCACCAAGAGAAGCAAAATTAGTGTTACCTAAGGTTTTAATACCATAAGCGGTACCGTTTGTAATATTAGAAGCGTTTAGAATAACACTCTCTACCCCCATTTCCGCCGTAGGAACACTGCTTACTGTAGTAGCGGATGTTATTCGTCCCTGAGAATCAACCGTAAATTGCGGAATAGAGCTAGAAGTGCCGTAAGTTCCTGCTGAAACTGAAGTGTTATCGAGGGCTACAGATACTTGATTATCGGAAACTGTACTTGTTAGACCAGTGCCACCAGCTATTGTGAGAGTATCTACACCAAGAGTAACAGTGTCGTTTGAACCAGAGTCGGCTGAAATAGTTATAGATGCGCCTGACAAACCTATAACGTTATTTTGCCAAACACCAACAGTTGAATTGAATGTCCAGGTAATATTTCCTGCAGTTAACGTATCGCCATTACTAGGATTGGAAGGAAAATCTATTTGAGACATTTAAATCTCCACCCACTGTGCACTACCATTACTGTTTTCATAATAGATAAAGGTTCCGAGAGCCGTATTGTCATCGCGAACAGATCTCCACATATCCCCTATTTGAGGGCTTGAAGGAGGGTTCTCACTTTGAGTTAAAAATACTTTTCCTCGGTTAAGATGCTCAATAGATTCAGTGCCGCTAACATTCTTTTTCATATAGATAGCGCCATCTGCAGTATTCATAGCAAGTTCACCCAGAGCTAAATCTGAGGTAGTAGGAACGTTTCCTGCTGTAGCAGAACGCTTTAATTTGATAGTTTGTGCCATTTGGCTCTCCTAAATGCTGCGTATATACGCGGGAGAAAAGATATTAGTAGGTGCCGCCGTCTAGAGTATTAGACCATTGAGCAGCTCCACTTCCGTTCATAGCTAAAATATAATCGTGATTTGTTGTGCTTGCATTTCCTGAAGGTTTTACGAGTCGGGTATACCCTCCGTCAGAGGCTGCTCCAATAAGTAAATCACCAACTGCTGTTGTTGAAATTCCCTTAATTCGTAAAGCATCTGATGATACCTCTAATGTAGTATCATCGTCGTTTACATTGAGAGTATTACCGCTCTTTGATAAAGCATCTCCCGCAATAATTTGACCCGCACCCGAAAACTGAGTAAATACTAAATTAGTTGTACCGAGAGTTGCTTGTCCTGTTACATTAGTAAGAACAAAACCATTGTCTCCATCGGAACCTTCTTCTACAAAAACAAACAATCCGCCGGTTACTTCCGTATTTGCATTTGCATCAGAAGATCTAGTAAGCACCGCACTTGCAGCTGGATCAGCGGCACCGACAGTTGTAACTTCATATATGCCGTTTTCAACTTGACTTGTTTGATTCTGCACAAGTACTCTATCGCCCTGTGATAAAGCAATGCTATCAATAGTAATTGGGCCCGTAGCTGTTGCGGTAAGAGTTCCTGCAGAATTATTATAGGAGGCTGTAAAGTTGGCTTGAGTAGCAACGCGAGCCGAATCTTTTATATCTAATGCTTGTTTTACGGCGTCTACATATGCTTTAGTGGCTGCATCCTGTGCCTGGGTAGGATCCACAACATTAGTAATTCGGCTAGAGTTTACATCTACAACACCAGTACCGTTAGGGTTTAAAGAAATATCACCATTAGTATCAGTAGAAGATATTTCATTCCCCGTTACATTAATATTTCCGGCAGTAATATTTGTAATAGATGTCGCTAAACTTACAAATCCTTGTGAAACATTAAAATCACTGCTATTAAAAGACGCAGTACCTAAAGAAGCTGCTCCAGCATTTGCTCCGCTCGTAGCTGCAGTGGCACTGACAGTAAGAACTACGTCATTACCACTTGTAGTAACTGCTGTATTGATTGGGTTTGTACCCAAAATTTTCAGCTCACCATTAAGCTGCGCTAAATCTTGCTCCCCTCCCACGTCATCAGAGACTTTTAAAACAGTAGATACTGCTTGGAAAGTAAGTGCTCCCGACGCATCAGAGACAAGAGCATGCCCGCTAGTACTTGCATCAGCCGTGGGAAAAGTATATCCAGCCGCTCCATTAGCACCCAGATGTAGCTGCTTATTTAATTTAATCTGTTCTGCAGAATTAGTAGTAACAAGAGTAATATAATTGTTACTACCTTCACTAATTGTCAGACCTGTTGCAGAGTTATCTACAACCTTAAACTCCGTGGCTTGACTAGATAAATCTATGGTACCAGAATCAATATCAAGATTTCCGCTTCCTGTATCAATCTTTACATTGCCCGAGCCTGCAGTAATCGCATTTCCGTCTATAGTAAGATTAGCAGTTTTAAGTTTATTTACCTTTCCTGAAGAATCTGCAAGGATTGCACTTGTTGCACTTTCATTTAAGGTGCCCGGAGTATGGGCCATTAAGTCTGTAAAATATTTACCCCCAATTACATCAATACTAGATGCATTATCTCCAGCGCCAGGTCGTCCGATATACAGCTTATTTTCTGTTGAGTGAGCATTATAGGCTAACTCCCCCACCGCCATAGTACTAGGGGTACCCGCACTTGCGTGACGTCTTTTAATTTGAATTGTCTGAGCCATTTATGAACTCCGGGGTAGCCTAAAAGGCTCCTGCATCTAGTGTGTCTGAATCTCCTCCAGCTGCACCTACAATTATAGGTACCCACTCAAAAGTGCCAGTACTAGTTTCGCGATATATTTTTATTTGATCGTCGTCAGTATCATACCAAATATTTCCCTCACTTACAGAGGAGCCCCCTGTGGGAGCGGGTTGATTATCTTGTGAATAAGAGGCTAGATCGGCCAATTGTCGAACTGCGGCGTCTATAGTTGTTGCTGTAATTTGTCCATAAGGGCTGAAGGATACATTTGACGCAGAAGCCGAAATAGGAAGGGCAAAGTTATTTACTACTAAATCTGTCTCATCGCCAACAACATTTACAGAAACTGCACCTTCACTGCTTACTGTTATTTCTTTTACTTCTTCAGTAATACTAACCTGAGTAATATCTTGATCAGCCACTTGCTCCCACCGTAATTCCAGCAGTAAGATTTACTGTGCCTTCGATAAGTCTCTTAACTGTAACATTATCGGCAGTGTGTATTTCTAAATCATAAACATACAAGCCGGGGGCAAGAGCCGCAGTAATATTTGGAAGTAGTTCCATTTTTACCTTCCCATCGGTTACTGGAGAAGGAATAGTGCAAGTAAACGTAGCAGCTGCAGTAGTAGCACTCTTGCTAGTTTTCATTTTCGCACGAGCCGCGTAGCCGTCAAGGTTTTTAGCTACCCCGGCTTCCTTAATAATCAGATCGATAGCAAAAGTCGATCCTTGGTCAATCACTAGGTCATAGTTAGCTGCGCTCATTGAAATTCTCCATGATTAAATTATAACAAAGGGGACATACGGAGTCAAGAATTATTTTTTAAGTGGTTATACCAAAAAATATCTTGACAAGTTAACTAATTTATAGTATAATAACGGCTCACTTAAAGGAATGTATAATGGAATACGAAATAAAAGAACTAACCAATAAAACTCCCTATGTGTATATAAAAGATTTATATTCAAAAGAAGAGTTATCTGAGCTTTTTCTAGAGTTAGACTACCTACAAAGTAGAAAGAATATTTGGCTAGATCCGGAGCAAAGCGGAAGTGCAATGACTCCAGATAAAGTTCCTTTAAAAAATAATAAAGGGATATGGATTAATCATTTATATAAACAGGTTGAGATGTCTGCAATTCTATCCCACAACATGAAAATATACTCTTCTGGACTAGCACAAACATTGGCGTCAGAACACTCCTGGTTTGAGTACTTAATACAAAACTCTCGCTTCTCAACACTTCTTTCTTATTACGAAAATAGCGGAGAATATAAACCCCACAGAGACAGATCTGTACTTACTACTTTAACCTGGCTTTACAAAGAGCCTAAACAGTTCGAAGGAGGAGAGCTTACTCTAAACGATGAAGTAGGATTTAATTGTGAAAATAACTCAATGCTTATATTTCCCTCTACCTGCATTCACGAAGTCTCTCCAGTAGTGCTACAAGAGACGGCAAAGTCTGGCATGGGTCGATATAGTATAACAACGTTTGTTACCCTAGAAGAAAGCCAAACAGACTCTTAACCTTATAACTTTCCAATTTTTACCCTTAAAGTTCCTCCATCAAAGATCTTAATCGTATTATTTCCTTGAGTAGTATCTAAAATAATTGTATTTGAGGAGGAAATTGAAGTTTGTCCGTTTCCTATAATTAGTCCTGCGGTGGATAAGCCAATTTTACCCCCGCTAATAGCGGTAGCACTAAATTGAATAGCAGCGGTCTGAAAGCCAGAGTTATTACTTAACTGACTTGTTTGACTAGGAGGGGTAACATAGTTAGTTGTTTGAGTAACATTTATCTGTCCTGGCTGAGTAAATGCTTGAGTTTGATACCCAGGACCATTTTGAAATTGACTTAAATTGCTCAAACCAGATTGAAAGCCGGGACCATTAGTAAACTGACTTAAATTGCTTAAACCAGATTGAAAGTTTTGATTATTCTGTAGTTGACTAATCTGCGTGGGATTGGCTTGATAATTCTGAGTTTGAGCAACATTTATTTGGCCTGGATTAGTAAATGCGTTAGTTTGAAACCCCGCTCCATTAGTTAACTGATTTGTGTTTGTCGGGGGTGCTGCGTAATTATTTGTTTGAGTAACATTTATCTGTGCTGGTTGAGTAAAGGCATTAGTTTGATATCCAGAATTATTCTGTAGCTGACCAACCTGAGTAGGATTAGCTTGATAGTTTAAAGTTTGTGTTACATTTATCTGACCTACATTTAATCTTTGTGCATCAATTGTACCAGTTGTAATCTGTCCCCCATCAATAGTTGTAGTACCTTGCTCCCCGAAGCTTAGAGAATTATTTCCATCTCCTACTTCTTGCGAGCTTGTAAAAGTAACTAGTCCCGTAAAACCTATCCCCTGAATAACGTTGCCGATAGAAATACTTTGAGTTCCTGCATAGCTGCTCTCTTCAATAGTTACTCTTACATACCAATATTTATTTGCATTACCAGCAGCAAACGTAGGCGCTTGTTCGGCCCATCCAGAAGTATGCGAAGCAAAAAGCCCAGTAGAAAAGCTATAGCCGCTAGCAGTAGGGGCGGTGGGGGCAGAGGAAGAACTACTTTGATAGTATAAGACAGCACTAGCTGTCCTAGGACCCGTAGCTCCAGTTTGTCCTAGCTGCCCTTGCTGCCCAGGTACCCCGTCAACTCCTCTTCTGCTTTTAGTGAAGGTCTGTACCTTTTCAAATGTAGTAGTACCACCCAAAGAATCAGTAACAATAATAGTATATGTTATAGATCCTGTGTCTGCAGACATGGCAGAAATAGATTGACGAACATATGATGTTGACGTACTACTTGCAGCACCTGCAGTTATTCCAGAAGATATAGTTGCATTAGAAACTCTAAACGAAGGCTTTCCATAAGGACTAGTATCGTCATAGTTTAATGCAGTACTTCCTATAAAAGCGGTTATGCTTATATTTGTATTGTTAAAACTAGTAGGAGTTCCAGATCCATCAGCCAAAACACTAACATTATCATTAGTAAGATTTACTGAAATTGCGTCTCTAGCGCCATCTGAGATACCAATTACTCCGCCCGTAGGACTGACAGGATGGTACGCGGAAAAAACTTCTCGAGGTGCGCGAGTATTTATTCTCTGATTAGGAACAAGAACACTATAACGTATCCAGTAATATAATGTTTGGGCCCCTTCGCCTGTAATTATATCGGTGTATATATCGCTCTTAGAAGTGCCCACAAGTTTTGTGGTAGAATGAGTAAGATTATTTGCAGTTCCCCTCCATATCTGTACACTATAAGTTGCGGCATTGAATGAACTAGAATTTGTCCATGTTAACTCAATTCCTCCTCTATCGTTTTGAGTAGCATTTAGGCCTGAAGGTGCAATAGGTGTGGCTATATTACCTATGCCCGGTTCTACCTGTTGAATTACTCCTTTTGCTACAGGGGCAGTAATTAAGTAAGCGTCGTCACTATGCTCAAAAGCGGTTACTTGAGTTGTACAGTTTTCATTAAAAGTTAGGTTAGATACTCTAAATAACTTATTAGTCCAACCAAACCGCGGGTATGTTACTCTAATAACATTGCCAGCAACAAATAAAATACCTTTTGGACCAACAGTAAAGCCTATCTTAAGACTAGATCGTGATTCTTCCAAGTATTGTTTTGCATTAATTCTTGCATTATAGTAATTAGTAATATAAGGGGTGCGAATTGATCCTTTTTTAGGAACCATCCTATCTTCTTTAAGATAAGTAGAATTAAACAAAGCTACGGACCTTGACTCAAATCGGTTTTGAGGGTCATTTATAGCAACGTCAATTTGATTATACGTTCCCTTTTGTCCAGCATCTTCAACGGCTATGCTACCAATTATATCTCCTTCATCGATATCTTCTGCTATATAATCAGCAGAATTTACAGTTATAGTCGATGGAGGAGTAAACGTTCCTTTAACCCCTAAGGAGTATTTACCGTTAGAGTACCTTAGCATACCATTAAAATGTCCGAGCATTCCATTAATATTATCAAAGATAGGCTTATTAGTATTTATAACAGCATTTGTTTGGTGCCGCGTGACATGTCTTTGATTCTGTGCCTCCCAGCCCAAATACCTCCAATATTTAACATCATCACAGTCATATAAATTGTACCCAGAAGAGAAAGAACCTCCCCCAGAATGCTCTTTAATTACAGGATTACCGTCGAAAGTTTTCCGAGTAGGGTTTCTGTCTACTACAATATTGGCAGCACCAGACCCACTAACTTTTGTAATGTTAAAAGTACTAACACCCGGAGTAGTAGAAGGAGTATTACTAATTATCCCGTTAGAAGAAGCTTTATGCAGAGCTCCTTCATAATAGTAAAGTTCGTCGGTGTAAAAATACTTCCAGTTTTCCCAGCGATGGACAAGTTTGCCTAGAACATTAGTTAAAACTATAGATTTATAGGTGGTACCTCCTATAGTCTCACTCGTTATACTTTTTACCTCACCTTGAAATAAGACTTTTCCGGATGCTGCTGCATATTGGTAAACTGCACCCACTTGTACAGTAACTACAGTAGTTAATATAGTGACATCAGATCTAGTATCACAAGCGCGTGCCGAAGCTAGAAAAGACTCGAGATCAATATCCTCCTCTATGTCTAGATCCCGACCGTATCTTTTACTGGTTAAATAATCTAATAGTTGAATTGCGGGATTTGTAGATACACGAATATCGTCATCTGTGCTCAGAATCTTGTAAGTATCTCCTGAAGTAGGTAACTGCTCTTCCTCAAACACACTAGAAACTTTTGCTATACGAGAGCCACCATCATAATCAACTATTTGTCTTTTTTGCTTTAAAATACTGCCATCATTTAGAGTTTTAGTGATTTCAATAAATAATCCATTATACGCATCATCAGAAGAACTGGCTGTAGAGGCAAGTCTGACGCAGTTTTTTAATATTACATAAGAATTTACTAAGTTAGATGCATTTGTTCCCGTATTACCTACGTTTGTTATAGTATTGCCGCTACCAGAATATGCAAAAGAGTAATGATTAAGTTTATCTTTGGTAAAAGTTCCAGCATCACTACCAGAAATGGCAATAGCACTACCAAGAGTAAAAGCGTCTATAAAGGTGGAGTCCAAAGTACCGAAAGTTATATTTGTAGAGACTCCATTGCTGTTTGCTGAAGCGGATGTAATTTGTTTGGATAGAGTAGTTTGTACTGCTCCAGTATTCTCTGAGTTATCATAAGTTTGCATATGATAAGTATTACCGCCGCTAGTCATATAAAAAGATGTGGTGGAACCTATAGGAGGTTTTTCCATAAATCTAATTAGATTTTTGGCGGCCCCAGACATTTCAGTTATAGCATATATATCAGCAATTTTTACTGTGCCTAAGGTAGAGTTATCAGAAGTCTTTTTTATAGTTACTTCTTCGCCTAAATTAAAATTAGAAAGGGCATCATCACTACTTGTATAGCTAGGATGTTGTTCATAAGAAAAGTCATAATTAAAACACTTTAATCCCTTGCCCCTAACTACAAAGTCCAGGGAAGGAATAGTGGTATCTCCCTCTCCTATAGTGTATTCAACAACTGCGTATGCTGTATCCAGTACCTTATGGTTTCCTCCCCAATAATCTGCGCTACCATTATAATAATCAGTACCTAGTTTAAAGTTAGCAGCATTTCTTAAAAGTAGTTGATCAGCTCTTTGTTCTTCTTTTCCAGAATGAAATAACAGCTTCGCATTTATAGGGCTAGTAAAACTAGTACCTTTTTCATGGGTTATCCCTGCCGCACTATTACTTGCTCCAAAAGTGAAAGCAGAAGCTGTTGGAGCTTGATAATCATATTGTACTTGATAAGTTTCTTTTTCTGCCTGATCTACTTCAGCCCAATCTATATATCCGTTAGACTCAGAGTGTCCAGAAGTAGAAAAGGTGCTTCCTGTAAGAACATTTTGTCCAGTTAAAGTATCTCCCTGATCCATTCGACCAACACAAAGTACATCAACTGTTTCCTCAGAAGTTTGCTGACTGCGAGTATCTTTGTCATTTTCATCAATGCAGATAGAAGAGGTATCATCTAAATAAACGTCATATATTCCTCCAACTTCACCCTCACACAGAGCATATGCGCAAAAAACTTTTTTGGCGTCACTGTTAAGAGCATCTACAAAGAAAGGAATACTGTCTATCTTATTTACACCATAGACCACAGGAAGATACTTTGCATCCAAATTAAATCGTAGGTCTGTTTCCCTGTCTACCTCTACCTCGTACTCTACTAATCTTTTCCCGCCAAATAATCCTGCCAAACCTCCGCGCTTTTTCTCTTTATATCGAGTTTCATTTACTTGATATGTTGCTATAAGATTTACTGCCTGCTCACTATGAGCGAAGCCAAGATCCTTAGCATAGGCTGGACGAGTTAGAGCTTCGGGATCCGGCTTGTTATTACCGTCTAAAGCTCTATGATAAGAATCTGACGTTAATCTTCCTTGCACTCTAGAAAAATCAGCCCAATGACTAGTAAGAGTCCATGATACTATAGAAGATTTTGTTACATCTTCGGAAATTTTTCCTTGCGATATAATCCCTTTGAATATTAAATAAGGAGCACCTATAGCAGCACCTGTAGAGATATCTATATGTACTTTATATACAAAAACATCTCTATTTATATATCGTGCATAACTGTTACTACTCCTATTGCTTATCACGCCCTCTACTTCAGGACTACTAAGTTGCAAGGTTCTTGTTGCAGAAGATTCGCTACTAATTGTATCAATAGCAGTTATATTGGCTGTAAGATTATTATTCGAAAAAGTATTTATTCTTACAGATTTGCTATCATTTGTGCCATTATAAATAGTTACTAAATCCCCTTCTCTAAACCCGGCTTCGACAAGATCGTCTGTAGCTGTAAGGGAGGAAGCTGTAGTAGTAAGAGTAGTAGTAAGAGTAGTTTTTAGTGCTGCAGAGGATACATTTAGTGTCATAGAAGAAGCTTTTGCTTGAATAGTCTCGGACACTGCACCTACTTTAGTGAGCTTATTCGCTACATAAGTTTGATTTCCATTAGCATTTCCTGCAACGTCAGAGCTGCCATCGTTAAAAACAATGTCTCTGGAACCATCTGTTACATAGATATAGTCCTTTGCTCTTCGTGCGCTTTTCCCTCCCTCTGTTTTTAAGGGCTTCTCAAACTTGACCAAGTGTGCATAAGCAAAGGGCTCCTCTATAAGAAGGGAGTTGCGTAAATTTGTATTTAAAGTTCTAATTGCCATTACTGTACTTCTTCTAAACTCAAGGAATAATTATATAAATTATTCGTATTTAATGAATATTTTTGTGAATCTTTTGCTATTACTTTAATAAGAGGGTTGTGGAATATAAAATCATCGGCAGCTTCTACCTGTTTTGCCATACCTGGTATAAAGTGAACTCTTACTTGTGTGGCGGATGGCTGAGCTTTTCCAGTATCGTAATCTGCGCTGGTCTCTACTCGGGTTACCATGTATGTTTTAGTATGATTTGAATTTGTTCCATCAATAGTAAATAAGTCCCCTGGAGATGGAGTTTTATTAGTGGTATTACTATAGCCCGATTTACTAAGGAGCGCAGTAGTTGCTCCTGCAGTTATTGTTCCTGCTGCTTCAAGATTATTACTTGCTGCAAAAGTTGCAAAAGTAGAGTCTTGAGGAACTCTGTGCTGCGGTAAAGAAACAAAAAAAGGATTTACAGCTCCCTGCCTTTGAAGAAGAAAAGTGTAAATTCTTTCAAAATCTGCTCTAATCATAGGGTTATACTTAATCTGTATCTCCCATTTATGAGAAGCTATAGCTCTTGCTAATAATCTTCCTGAATTTGTAAAATCTTTTATTGTTGGCTGAATAGAAGATAAAGTTACAGACGCAAAGCCAGGACCTGCAGTTCCATTTACCTGCCCCGCAGTACCAATAGTATTATTTGGATCAGGAAGTATATTTTGAAATGAAGTAAAAGTAGGCATTAGTATCTACTCACCGCACCCGTGGAATTAGGAGCAAGGGTCATAGTATCTACTTCTTCCACAAAGTCTTGGCCGTACGAATTTGCGGCCTGTCTAATCATACCAATAATATTCCCCTGTTGATTCAGTAACATATCTTCAACTCCACTAGCATCTATAGTATTAATATTAAAGCTTACATTTGTGGCTGCTCCTGCCTCTATATCATCATTTGGCACTACTCGACCAGGGACTTCAGGCACGAATAGCTCTGGACCCTGCTCTCCTACAATAAGTCCGGTATTACCACCTTCGGCTCTATTTCTGTATCCCGAGAACGCTGATCGGAAGTTTTCAGGGCCGCCACTACCCCGCTCTCCTCGCATGTAGCCAAGCTCGCCCCTAGAGGACTGGGATCTAGCTAAGTCAACACTATTTCTGCGCTGGCCCACTGATACAGAGGTTGGATTGCCGCTTCCTGCACTGCTACCGCCACCATCATACGAAGTTCCAGAAACAGTGGCTAGTTGCATAGCACCTATCGCGGCAATAATAGAGCCTGTTATGAATCCAAGAACACCCCCTTGCTCGTATGCTTTCATAATACCCACTGCAGTACTAGCTACGATTGAAGCCATCTTCATCTTCTTTTCTCTTTCGAAGTTCTTTCGTTCGGTAGCCTCTTTCTTTTTCTGCAAAGATTGTAGTTTAGCCAAACTAGCGGCACTTTGTCCGTCTCGTTTCTTTTCTGCTGCTATCTCTTTATCTATAGCAGCTACGGCAGCTTTGCCTTGAGCCGATTGGATAGATGCGATAGCATTTATAGCGCTCGCAGCAATAGCTACTCCATCTGCGGCTTTTATTGCGCCATTTTCCATGCCTTCAAAAGCTGCAGTAAAGCTTTCTGTCATTAAGAAAGCCCCCTGAGTTATAGCTGCCATTACTTCACCTTCAGGACCAAGCTTGGCTAAGTCACCAATCATTCCTTGGAACCCTTCTCTCAGTGCACCTATTTTTTCAGAAGAAATATTTTCCAAGGTAGCACCTTCGGGCATCTCTATGTTTGCGGATGTGGCGGCCGCATCCACTGCACTACCTGCTCCAGTTCTAAGGCCTAATAGTCTATTTCTCTCTACTTCTTCTTTGTTAATTGTCTTTAAATGCTCTCCATGCAGGGCTAAAAGCTCTGCTTGTATTCTTAAAACTTCTGTAGTATCTCCTTGTCTTGCGGCTATACTCAATTGATCTGTTAGTAAATTAGTCTTTAGTTGGTTTAACCTTAGCTCTTCATTTAACGCAGAAATTTCTAGGCCGCCCCTGCGGGATGTAGCTGTTGTAATTTTTGAAAGCTGTTCTTCTATAGGCAACTCTAGTAGACGTTGATTGACCTCGACTAACTCTTGTACGGCTTGTTTAAAACCCTCTAGATTCCCTTTAGATACTCCTAGATCGCTAAAAGCATCATTATACTTATTTATAATCTCTGGTAGATCTTCGTTAGCAAGATTCTGTATTATAGTGTTAGCAGCGTCTATCTGAGACCCAAAAGCTCCTGCGGTTCTTTTATTGTCTACAAATAACTTACTAAGATTTGCGACTGCATCTGACGCTCCATCAACAGCCGCGGCCGTTTTATTTACACTAATATTAAAGCTATTTATTTCTTCTAAAGCTGCCTCTACATCTCCATTTTTACTTAAAGCGGTAAATACTGATCTCAGCTTTTCTATTCGTCTGCCTAGCAACTCTACTTCACTGCTTGTTTTACCTGCCGTTATACTTACTACTTTTTGAGCCTCTAAAGCTGCCATTCCTTTTATAAGAACATTTTGCATCGCCTCAGCAGTTAGAGTGCTCTGGATAGCAGAAGTTTCTTGGATATTTGTAAGATTTTCGGTGGCCTCGGCAAGTCCTTCATTAGCAGATTGAAGGGCCAGCACATAGTTTGTCTCTCTAGGCACCATCCTTCCTCTTTCAGCTCTATAAGTGTTTTCAACACCCAAAAATTTTAAAAGCCTTTGTCCAATTGTAAGTTCTTTATTGTATGCTTCTGGTACCTTATCTTGTACCTCCTGCTGGTGAAGCGTCGCTCTTACCACACCCTCTCTTGCCTCCATTTCTTGAGCGAGCTTATCGGCGAGTTGTGATGCTATCAAACTTTCCATTGCATCGTTAATAGTATTAATAACTCCTGTGCTAGCGTCTAATACAGCAAAAAATCTTTCTGCATCAGTAGTGCTTCTGGAGTACGTTGTAGCTAACTGACTGACTACATTATCTAGGTCTGATAATCTTTCTTCGTTCTTTTTTATTGCTTCTTCAAGAGCTGTGGGCGGAGTGGAAAAGAACTCTACTATGCTAGGCCCTACTAATCCAATCAATAAGGCCACTTGCCCTATTATAGGCAGCATATTTAAAAGAGCAATACCAAGAGCTTTTGCAGCAACGGCTGTAGTTGCAAAACCAACTCGTAATAGTGCTAAAGACTTTGTGAGAGCACCCTTGCTAGCAGTCGATGCTGTAGTGGCAGCTACATCCATAACAAAAGCTGCTCGCAAGGAGGAGAGCATTTTTCTAAGGTCTCCCTGGGAGGCGGCATTTAATGCAGTTGCTTGAGTATTTAATATTTTAGCTTTTGTATCTAATTGCTCACTAATAGTTATCTGTTTTCTGGCTACTACTAGGGCTGCCATTTTTACACGCTTATCTTTGACCTGCTTGCTTTCTTCTCCGTGTTTTTCTATCATTGCGGACAGAGTTCTTAGATGAGCTTTTTCGGACTTATCTATACTTTTTATTAATTTTTCTCTATCCTTTAATGAAGCAGTCCCATCTGCCACAGAATCGACTAAATTATCAAATACTTTTGGAGCGCCTTCAAATGATTTTAAACTTTTTAAATTAGCTTTTCCAGCATCTGCAGCCTCTGTAGCAAGATCTGCCATCGCTTCTCCACCCCGAGTAAGGGCAGGAAGCATTTGTCTAACTACAGTACCTGACAAAGCAGCTATAGCTCCCGCTAATACTATCATATTAGTTCCAAGAACTCCAAGAACAGGCTGTAATACCGTATTAAAAAGATTAATCGCACTTTTAGTTAAATTGTCAAAAGTAGCCGCCAGCTGATCATAGGGATTAGGGTCAATTACTTTTGCAAGTGCTCCAAACTTAATTTCCCCCTGAGTAATAATAGCATTTGTAAATGCCATTCTTTTCTCAAACTGAGTAAGCTCATTAGCAGTTTTATTAAGACTTAGTGCATATCTTTCCGAAGCTTCATCCAGACGAACCATGATACCTAATTCATCAAGGATTTCAGGCTCCAGCTTTGCAGCACCTCTTACTAAGCGATCCATGGCATCAGTCATGTCTCGTCCCAGTGCGAGAGAAGCCCCCTTAGCTACTTTTGTAAGACCCTCTAGCTGGTTTTGACTAAAGCCAGCAGAAACACCCACAGCTACGGCTCTCATGGCATCGGCTGTAGATAGAGCTGCTCCTGTGATCTCTTTTAGACTCTCTACAAGAAAGGGCAGATTTTGGCCTGCTGCTCTTCCTGTAAATATAAGACCTTCTTCTAACTGCTTTACAGCGGCACTTCTTTGTAAAATACCAAAAGCAGCTGTAACAGCAAAAACATTAGCCGCTAAAGTAGCGTAGGCAGGAACCAGCCCACCTTCTCCAGTCATACTATTACGCATCTTAGAGAAAGCCTTCGTGCTATTCGAGGTTGCTCCAGCTACTCCTTTTTCGCCTTTGCTATACTTATTTCTTGCCTTACTAGTCTTATCGGTAGTTTTACCTAACTTTTCAGTGGCAGCTGCTGCTTTTTCAGCATTTTTTGCAGTAACACTTAAAGACCCGTCATCGGATATTTTAATTTTTAGGTTTACTGTGTTTGCCACTTTATTTTCTCTTTAGCTTATCATACTCTCGTTTTAATTGCTGAGAGGCTTTTTTGATAGCCCTGGAGTCAAGCCATGCTAGAATTTCTAGAAAAAACTCTTTATCTTGAATCTCGAAAATTTCTATATAGTAAGATAAGTTAGTATAGTCTTTACCAATATATCCTATTTCAGGGTATACTCTATCTCCAAGCATACCAAATGTATTTAAAGCAATAACTGCTATGTCAGGTAAGTCTTCTTCACTGGGAGGAATCTCACTCTCTACTGGTTCTTTGCCTAACTGTTCCATCATAGCAAGATATTTATCTCGCGTCATTCCCGTATCAAGATTCTTGAACAGTATTTCCAGTCTTTTTATTGTTAGATTTTTTTGGCTTTCCACGAAAGTTATCAAGGTCAAAGACTACCTCGTTTAGCCAAGTATCAAATTCTGCAGAGCCTGTAACAAGAACTTCTGCGTTTTCTTCTGTATAAGGAACATCCTTATCCATATCTTCGGAGTCTGCATCAATCAGCACAAGAGTTTCTAGATGTGCTAAAGTCAATCCTTTCCAATTCTTTACGCTTGCTGAAGCAAACTCTGATACAAACTTATCTTCGTCTAAATGCTCCGTAAGCTGACGAGTTTTTCTATCAAATTTTTGAGTGGTACACCTTTTTCGTAGAGCCGTAAGTTCTTTTCTTGAAAGATTTGCTACCTCTACTGAAAATCCTTCTAAGCCAGGAAAGTCTACCCAAGTGGATTTACTATCCACTACTAGTTTTTTAAGATCCATTAAACTAAATCTCCTTAGTTTGTGTTATATTGAAGTATTGAAGATAGAGCAGCTGAATTATCTGTCAGTCTCCAATCATAGTTTTGAATAAATACATCTGCTGCACCAATTCTGTTAGTAAAAGCACACGTAGCAGGGCCCATAGAGAAGCCCCTAAAATTGGAGCCCGATTGTCCGTTTCCTGCTTTTATAGAAATAGAAACAGACGAATCCCATGCTTGTGTATTGCTCGTATTCGCATCTGTAAGATACTGAGAAATTGATCCGGAGAGTATTTTTTTAGACACAACATAGCCACTAGGATACATTGAGTTTGAGGCTGATGTGACATCTCTAGACGCATGAATTGTAGTATATGGAGTCCAGGAGACTTCATTTTGCAATTCCATTGTTACAGATATTACATCAGTAATTGAAGAAGAGTCTATAGTTATATCCAAAATTGGATTAATTATATAAGATCTAGTACTAGATCTGGACTGGAGGGTTCCTGCAAGGGAGGCTCCTCTAGTTAATTTAGATGCTTCTCCTTGAATCTCAATACTCAGGGGTCGTGATTTCTCAATTACGAAACTACCATTTGTAATGACACATTTTTCAAGTTTAAAAACATCTTCGGGAGTGCTTACATACAAGTCAAAAGAACTAGTATCTAACATAAGCGTCTCTAGAATAGTAAAGTCAGACTCCTCGATAGCAGGAATCCTAAAAGAAAAATTACCTACATTAGCTTTATTTATAACACTTCCTTCAAAGTAATTTGATTGTGCATGAAGAGTTTTTACAGGATAACTACTTTCTGCAAAGGTTTGGCTAAAGTTTATTTCACTAATGTCTATTCTATACCTATTTCCTCCCTGTACGACGAATAGTTGTGCTTCTCTCTTAAAATTATAGCTGGGCATTGATTTTTAACTCTAAGAGAATAAGGTACTCTCACTTTTAATTAACCTATAGTATAATGGAGCAGAGGAAAAATGTCAAGATTTATTTTTGTTTGGTCAAAGAAAAAGGGGCCGAAGCCCCTTCTAGTACAACTGTCTCTAGGTGTTATGGGCGATATGTCAAAGAAACTTCGTCCGTACCTGAGATAGTAGATGGAAGTGCTTGAAAGTTAGTTTCCAAAGCAATAACATCTTCTACAGAGTGCGTAGGAACTTCAATATGACATGTAGGCATAGTAACTTCTAGACCAGTACCCGTAGCCCCTCCAATCTTAAATGTAAGAGCAAAGGAGTTAGTTACTGTACCTGTAATACTTCTCAAATCCTCAAACAGATCCGCCGAAGCATTAGTAGCTGAGGTATCTTCTGTCAAATAACATGTAAATGAGCCTGATACAGTTCGAGTCCCTGTAACATGACCAATTGGCACGTTCACAATGCCGATCTCCTCGGGAGTAATATAAGTGTTATTATTATTAATTGTAATATTACCGCCTGTAAGAGTCAAATTATAACCACTAGCTGATAAGCTTCCAATATAGGGGGTACCTGATGTAGGAACGGCAGTTAGAACTGTTAAACGGTTACGAATAAAGTTACTAGTACTAGTGATGTCTTCATTAATGTAAGTAGACGCATTTGCGCTACTATCTACGGTATACAGTCTGTGTGCGGCATCTGAGTCTAGCCATACTGCTTTTTCCTCTACTGCGGTAAGAGCACTAATTGCAGCACCATCAGCAGTTGTATCGCTTGCGCCCGGGGCTCCTGCTTGAGTAATAGTTTTTCCAGAAAAATCAATTACATCCGTAGAGTTTCCTGACCAGTTAATTGTAGCAATTCCATCGATATCAAAATCAATAGAAGCTTCATTTACTGTACAGCCTTTCAACTTCACTACTTTACGATTGTCTTCGCCCAATACAAAGTACATATTTGCAGTTCCAAGAGTAGACGAGTTAGAAGCATGAAAAGACACTCTACTTTGTGCTGCAGTATGAGCACTTACCTTACGCTTTACAGTACCATTACCAGTAGCTGCTGCAGATCCTGCTGTAATTACAAGCCCTGCAGTGTTTGCTGCGGATACTCCCGCTTCAAAAGTAGCAACATTAGTTACAGTGAAGTCGGTGGTTCCTACAACGACGATTTCATAAGTTTCACCTTGAACCATATCTGTTGCATTAATTACAAGAGAATTTTCAAAGTCAAACTTAGCAGTATCATATGCAGTTGCGCCAGCCATCAAATTCCATAATACTTCTTCTACTGCATGAACCATGTTAGCATCATCGTCTGCCTTTCCTGTACCATTACCGGAAGAAGCAAAAGGGCGAACATAAGTGGCAAAACTCCATTCTCCTGGAGCCAATGAATCGTTAAAAGCTCTACGACCACGACGGCTAATTCCGCCTGCCGATTCCATTTCGTTTAGAGTTATTTCTGAACTATTGGTAGCTTGTGAAAAGCTGAATCCATCTAGAACAGGTACATCCCATATATAGCCTCCAAACTCGATATAAAGTTTCGAGTCCCGGCTAAAATATAATTGCTGTGCCATAGTTTTCTCCTATGAATCTTGAAAAGACTTGGACGTGAACATTTGTTCGTGCCAGTATTTTCTAATATCGAACCTCTATTAGCATCTCTCCAACGCCTAGCGGTTCTAACACTCCCTCATCAGTATCTATACTGATTACGGAAATTTGTTGTGTTCTAAATAAGTTATTCTGCTTATCGGAGTACTGTAAATTTGAGTTTTCTTCTAAAACAGTTTCTACATCTTCCATTAAAGCATTCAATGCTTCCTGCGCCTCTTCTTCGTTAACATAACAGCGAATGGTCACAGATAGGAATCTATCTTTGTAGCCACCACCCTGATATTGACGAGTCTCACTTCCGGCGTTCAAGTGAACTGCAGGAAAATCTTCTACTTCATCCCAGAACAATAATCTAGGAAATACATTTCCATCCAAGTCTACTAAAAACTGTCCTGCTCCATTAATATCCTTTAGTTTAGTTACTAGAGCTTCTATAATATTAGAACGCCTGGAGGTATAATCTCTTGCTGCCATTATTGTCTCCTAGTATATATTCTTCCTAAAAAGTATTGAGCCATTATCTCTCTAATAGACTTGTCAATAAGAGGTCTAGGATCTCTATTTGAGTCAGAAAATCTACTACCACTTGTGCTCTCATATACTTGGTATGGATCTTTTCTGTAAGTATACCCTACACTAGGGAAGCCTTGTTTTGTTAAAGAAACATCTGTCGCCTTAACGCTAGCTGCAAATCTTCCTGTTCTATTCTCAAGCCCCGGTGGTCCCATATTTGATAAAACCGTATTAGGAAGCCTGGCATTAAGAACCCCTAAAATATTTGCTAAAGAGGCAGAGCTTTGTGTAGCTCGAGTCTGTAAAGGTGCAGAGGTAGCTAAAGCCTTTTTACGTCTTTTTACTCCACCTTTATTTGAAGACTTCTTCGTGCGCTCTTTAGTAGATCCTTCTGTTTTTAGCTTAACCTTTCTAGGATCTATTTTCTTATCTATCTTTACTTTTTTGTCTTTTATTTTTACACTAACAATAGGTTCTACAAGCACAGAAAAAGTTTTGTCTCTAATAGAACTAGAGCCTTCGACATCTATAAGTTTCTGTATTCCTATTTCTTCAAAATACTGCCTTACTAACTTTAGGGTCTGCTTCTCCCTAGCTGCATCTACCCCTCTATTTTGATACTTATTCTGATAAGTAATGTAAGGAATATAATTTGCGGATACCCCTTTTGTCTTTGTGACATTAGAGTCATACTCTAATAATACAGCATCTATTTCAGTAAGAGCGCCGACATCGAGCTCTCCTTCTTCTACTTTTGTGCTAAGATAGCTTCTTAGATCCTGCCCTATCTGGAGTGCTGTTTCAGGATCATCTGCAATAGTGCTAGCTTGTTGTAACCCTTGTTGTATCGTAAGGTTAGAAACAGGGGAACCTCGTCCCGCTCCGTGTCCCCTATCCACTGAAGATTTTAGCTTTTTTAGCTGATCTTCGGTACCTTCAACTACGTGCTCGATAATTTTTCGTTTAAGCCTAGAGAGCGAGCCGAAAGAAGGAACAACAAAAGCTTTGCCTTCTAAAATTAATTTAAAAGTTCTTGGGTCACGTTCTTTTATGGTACGTCCCGCAAGAGTGTTTTCAATTGTTTGGGGCCCTTTTGTATGAAAATAATTATTTGAAATAAACTTATCTTGTAATACTTTGGCCTGAGATCGAGCATAAGTTAACATAGACTTAGTTGGTCTAATAGTATTTAACTTACCTAATCTTTCTCCGTGTCGTTTATTTAATTCTTTTATTGAGTCATTAACGAAGCTAAGATCCTCTAGGAATAATACCTGAGGACGTCCAGATCTCTGCAAAGACTTTCTTACTCTTGTATTCTCTTCTGCACTCAGTTTCTTTAATAACTGATTCGATATATTTTTTCTTATAGAAGACTTACTCATTAGAAGTTTTTATATAAGTCTAAAACTCTTTTTATATGGTCTGGAAAGCCCACGTTTCCTGCAACACTAGTAGTAGCAGAATTTTGTATAGATGCTCCTCCTAGAGTTTTTCTTTCTCTATGTTCTCTCTTAAAATAATATGTAATTAAATCAATTACTGCAAGTTTAAGGTCTGTAGGTAAAGCAGAATAACCTGCAGTATAGGTTACTTTTACAGAGCCAGCACCTTTGGGCCAGTTCTTATAACCGCTGCCTGAAACATACAAGACACTATCTGTGCCTGAATCTAAATAGTAATCTGCGCTTGCAAGAGTGGTATAACTAGCCCCTACAGAGCTTCTTGTTTCAACAGAAACAATTGCATTTACAGGACTTTCTGTAAGCTGTACGATATGAGTACCCCAATTAATTGAAAATTCTTCTACTTTATTACTAGAGAAAAAATCAACAAAAGAGTTGCCACAATAAGTTTTTACTAATTCACTTATAGAAGGAATAAGAGTTTGAATGCGCAAATCATCCTTAGGATTAGACATGCCTTCTGCCTCTTTATACTGCGCTAATGTAATTAAATCTGCCATAAGTATATTAGTAAAAACTTTGGGGGAGGTTGCCCTCCCCCTCAGTTGCTAGCTATTATTAAGCTACTGAATCAATCTTGATTACGGGCTGATCACCGCTTGCACCTGCGACGATTTCATTGAAGCCCAGAGACTGGGTAGCAACGAGTACACGACGCTGATTCATTACTTCGTAATCCTGCTCAACGGTTACACCGCGGAGTCGTGGAATCACGTAGTTACGTGCATATACTGCGAATGCGACTGCTGCGGCATTAGCTTCTGCGGCGAACTCTTCAGAAACAACTACTGGAGAACCGAACACGGCTCCAACAGTACCAGTTACTTTGATAGCAAGCTCAGTACCTACTTCATCAAGGCTCTGGAAAGCAGAGTCACTCAACAAATCATAGTACATATTTGGGCTTACAATAAAAGTAACATCAGAAGGATTCAAGCCATACTTGCCCATTTCCTTACGTGCACCCAAGAGGGTAGCACCAGTCATGGTAGAGAAGTTGCCTGCACCTAGTGAAGCACCATCGATGTCGTGCTTAGCAGTTGCTGCTGCTGCGTGTCCATCAAGGCCAGAAATAGTACCGTTACCCTTAAGGATAGCGGCTTCTACTGCACGGCCATGTGCACGAGCAACACTTTCAACCAACATAGGCATCAAGTTAACAAGTACTTGCTCGTCAACTTCGTTATCCATGAACGTGCTTGAGATCAAGCGATAGGCGTTCAAGATAACTTGCTTAGGCTGGTAGGTAGCGTTTGTTGCGCCACGATTTTCCAAGTTACCACCAGCAGCGGCAGTTGCCCAAGCGGCTGGATCAACATCTACCTGGATAGGAAGAACTGTAGACTTGCCATTTACAGGAACTTCACGGAACATACGAGCGACTTTCAATTCGTTCATAATTTCCTTTTCAATCAAAGAAGAAACTTCCTGATCAATGTCACCTGCGTTAGTAGCATAGTCGATACCTGCTTTTTCTTGAATATCACGAGCAAAGTCAGTATTCCAACCTTTCTGAGTCATAACACCCAGCATGTGAGCATTCAAGAAATCTTGGCCCCACTTACTGATGTCAGACTTTTCAGAACGATCAGCGAATACACGCTTAGATTCACGCATAGCTGCAATTTCCTGCGCTTTTTCGTCTAGCTCTGACTTATACTTATTAAGCGTTTCTTCCATATCGGCGTTACGCTTATTAAGATCTTCTTGAACATCAGCCAGCAAACGCTCAGTACCTGATTCGATACCAGTTGCGATTGCAGTTTTAACTTCTTGCTGCTGTTGAGCTTTCGTTTCTGCTTCTGCTTGAGCTTGTTCAATAGCTTGTTGTGCTGCGGCTTCATCCGTAGCTTTTTGTTCGGCTTGCTTCATTGCAATCTTTGCAGCAGTTTCTTCTGCTACTTTCTTAGCAAATGCTTCCAAGTCGATTTCTGGAGTATTAACTTCAGACATTTGGATCTCCTTTTGAACCTCTTCGGTTCCGTCCGGTGTATCACTAGCTACGCTAGAAGTATTAACTTCGTCTTTAGCCAGAGTCTGACCGGCTAGATCTACACGATTTGTGAAAGTTTTCTTGAATTCTTCGTACTCAGCCATGGAGTCAAAAGATTTCGCTAGTGAGAAAGTAGCCTCTTGATTGCAAGGAACGGATACAACCGATACTTCAAACAATTCAGCGTCCTTTATCTTTAGTCCGTCAGTTTCCGATAGGTAATCAGCATCCTTGACTCGGAAACCAACAGAAAATGCTCCAAGGATACCTTCTTTAACTAACTCGCAAACATTAGCAGGTGCAGACTTGCTAATTTTTGCTTCTAACTCCAGACCATTTTCTGTTACTTTTAGGCCTGTAGCTCGACCGATAGGACGGTCGTAATCATGATTAAAAAGAATAATAGGATTCTTCTCAAAGTTCTTTAAGCCTCCCTTTGCCCATGCTTCTCCGGAGATTGAGTCTCCAGCACGATCAAAATCAGAGGTGCTTGCCATTCCACGAATCATTACACTGCCATCCTCGGAAGGCATTGATTTAAAAGTGGAGGTAAGATTAAAAATTTTTTCCATATTAGTTCTCGTCTTTGCTCATTACTTCTGGAGCAGGCTTAGGCTTAGACGCTGCTTTAGGAGCAGGCTTAGGCTTGGGTGGAGGCGGTGGAGGATTCTCTGCCTTTTTAATCTCTGCCCATATACCAGGAAGGCTTCCCTCTAGTGTCTGTAACAGTCTGGACCAACTACCAAAATGGTTAAGTGCCATACCGGAACGAATAGGAACCTCATTTCCGCAACTGTCGTAATCATGCTTTTCAAGAACTTTTCCTTTCTCAAGCATAAACATACCTACTTCTTGCAAGATCTGATTTCTTACTCGTAATCTAGCCATTATCTTCTCCTTCTTCTGGTCTACCGCCTTCATCTGGGTTTACTGCACTTCCTGCTATATTTGCAGGAACCCTTAAATCGTCATATCCTTCTACCGCATCGAACCCTAGAGACCCTCTGGCTTCGTTAGGGCTAATTATACCTGCGTTTACTAAAGAAGTATAATACTGCGATTGATCTCGTAGTTCTGGTTGTAGGGCAGGAATATCGGTAATGTCCTCTGCCAGTAAAAACCCAAAATATCTTTCTAATGCAAAATTCATTTTACGAACAATAGGAAGTATAGTCTCTAAGTAATACATTCTCATGTTTGGACGAATATTTGCATTATTTCCAGAGTCCAACATCAAAGGAGGAACTCCGAGTGCTTTTAAAATAATTTTCTCGTTTTCTTCAATTGCTGCTTGAAAATCTAATTCTTTAAAGTTTACATTTGATACTGAATCTAATTCGATACCGCCGTCAAGAATAAGAGGTCTGCGTCCTCCTGCATCTGGTCTATATCGAGCTGTCCATGACTGTATCATTCGCTCTTTAATTTTTTCAGATAAAGTATTGGGAGATTTAAGTACCAATCCAGGTACTGCTCCATTTTTAAAGAAATTATCCTGAAAGTCTCTCATGCTGCGAGTTAGTACCATAGTACGTAATGCAGGCTTTAGTCTAGACACTCCTCTATATATAGAGTAGAATGAGTTGTCTTTAATATGTATAATTTCCGTAGGTTTATAAGATATCTGCTGATTAAAAGTAAATTTTTCTACATAGGTAGTATCACTAGCATGAATAGTCATTTTGTTTGCGGGTAGATGGTATAGGTGTGCTCCATCAAAATATATAAATATATTTCCATCTATTAAAAAATCCGTAACTAGGTTACGGCGAAACGTGCTAATATCTTGAAAGGGGTTAGGTTCTTTGTTTAAAAGAAGCTCTACTCTAGAGCGTTTAATTCCTTTTACAACACTTTGAAGACCTGAAATTTGAGCCCCAACTCTAATAGGGATTTCAGATACATCATCTACAATAAGATTAACGCCTCTATTTACTACTTCTAAATCTTCATAGGCTCTTTCGTAGTTTACTACTTTTTCCCTAGAAGGCTCTGTTTTATGATCATAGTAAGGTTGAGCAGGGTTAAGTTTTTCCTCTACCTCCGGCTTTCGTCCTAATACTCTATCATACCATGCCATGTTTTTCTCTTTGTATTTTTACCCAGTTCTTTTGCTTATTAGCAGTACCTAGTCCTGGGTTTCTTCCGTAAATGGAGTGCAGCTGTAAGTGGTGCTCATGGCAAAGAGTAACTGTATGTTTGTAAAGTTCTTCTCTATGCTTATCTATAAATTCATCTCTAAAAGATAAAATATTTTTTGGATCTAATTGGTTTTTTGCTATATAAGTATGAACCAATGGGCTAAGAGTGTAATAGTGGTGAAAGTCTAATTTTACTTTTGATCTACAAATTTCGCACTCAGTGCCTTTTTCATAAGCATTTTTTGCTTTATCTCTTATGTATTTTACAACGTCTCTTTTTAAATCCATTTTCTAATACCAGAATTATATCGAGTTTGGGGTACCATGTCAAATATTATTTTTAAGATGGTGTCATTAAAAGCCACTGTTTGATGTCTCAAATGAGTATAAAGCATACCTGAGAGCATCTGCCATGTGCGAAGCTTTATTATGCTTTGGCTTTTCTTTAAGTAGATTGGGGTTGGGATCCCATTGATACTGATCAAGAGCTGATAGAGTTTCCTTACACTCTTGATCTACATGTAGCTTATCATTATCCACAATTCCTTCTACATGGGCAATCCCATCTAGGACAGACTTCTTAGCATTATTAGTACTAATATCATAGTTTTGCGCAAAGTCAAAACGAGTTTGCTGTGCGGCGGAATCAATAAATATGTAATCAATATCCCACTTATCTATGAGTCTTTGTATTTCTCCTGCATGTTGCTCCGTAGTACGCTCTGCATCGAGATACTCGTCTACTAGGTAATACTTTTCTTCGTCCCAGTCATAAGCAATTACACACAGAGCGGTAGGATCTCTATACCCTACGTCCAGTCCTGCGAAGACATCCATCTTGCTCATATCCATATCTTGGAACGACCCCGTACATTCTTCGTAGTTATAACTCCAGACCTGACCTTCGTAAGTATTAAAGTCAGCTTCATATTCTTGACGAAACTCAGCCTCAGACATACTCTTACGAGCCTCTGCTATATCTAGTTCAGACATTCGGGGATTTGATTTATAAGTGGCACGAATAGATGCCCACTCAGGAAACTCAGGATCAAAGCCTCTATGGAAAAACTCTGAAAACCAGTTGTTTTTACCACGAGGAGTAGAAATAAAGATTGCTTTGGAATTATCTTTGTCAAGCGTAGGTCTAAGTGCCACATTAAAAGCATCTCTACCATCAGCAAGAGCTGCTTCATCAAAAATAATCAAATCGTAGGATCTACCTACACAGGAATCAACTTGATTAACTGACCCCATACGCACAGTAGATCCGTTCGATAGTTCTATAACTTTATCTTTTGCATTATCTTTGACTACTTCAAGATCAAAATGTTTAATCAGTGTTCTTTGCAAGTCGAAAGATATCTGCGATAAAGCATAGTTAGGCGACATAATTAGAATGTTAGAACTAGGAATAAGAGATACTAGCTGTCCAATAATATTGGCAATGTAAGTCTTTCCCTGTCTACGAGAAACAGCCGCACAGACAAATCGATACTTAGGGCTATTAATAGCATTAATAATCGCTGTCTGGGAAGGTAGTGGTGTAATACCTAGCAACTCCAAATAAGGATCGATAGGCAACTTCAAAAACTTGTCTTCCTGTGTGTAATCACAAATATAATCAGAGATTATATCCTTGCGGCTAATTTCAATCATCTAGTCTTGTCCCATGGACCTTGTTTTGCTATACTTCCTGCAATATTCAAGTTCCGTTAATTTATCATCCTCAGCATCTTTTTTGACAGGTCGAATATTTCTTTTATATTCTTCCACGTCAGAACCCTTCCACTTACTATTTTTTAGTTGAGATTGCATAATTACCTCTTAGACATCCATGCAGATACGCCCATATAAGCGCCTACGACGCCGGCCTGAGCAATGTAAAATAACCCGAGTAAATCTGCTAGAGCAGCTACTCGGCTCTCGCTTACAGCAGGGCTAAACAATATGGCACTAAAAACTATCATAGAGCCCATCGCAACCCATGCCATTCTTTTTTGAGCTTCTGACTTTTCTTCTCGAAGTTCTAGCTCTAACATATCTTGTGATCGTTTGATCTCTTCATCTGACACCACACCATCTCCATCTAAATCAAATTGTGCGTAGTGTGAATCTTTTTGTAATTTTTTCATGGCAGTAGAATAAATAGGGCGCCTGCGGCTACTGTACCGCCAATTATTAAAGTAGTAAATCCAACTAAGATTTGTTGTAATAAATGCTCTCTTTCTCGTCGTTTTCTGGCTACCATAGCCATTTGCTGCTTTCTTGCGTGCTCTTGTTCTGCTTTAGCTTGTTGAAAGCTTTTAAGCATTTCAGGGTCTATCATAGCTAACAGATCATGGACATCTTTCCAGTGTCTCTCATAGCTTTTCTTAATCATTGTAAGCTTGAGCAGCTCGCTTTGACTAAGAGGGTTAAAAGTACTGGATTTTCTTCTTACCTCAAATTCAGTAACTGCTTCCCCAAAGTCACTGATGGTACCCATGAGCTGCTGCATTCCTTGACCGGTTTCATTGGCTTTTTGTATAAGACCATTTATCTGTGACAAAATAGTACTGGCCATCACTACTGATTCTATAACCATGGTCTACCACTTTACTTTGTCCGCCCAGTATGCTGCGGACATCTTGCCCTTTGCAATATTCTTTGCATGTCGGGCTTTGAATGAAGCACGTTTACGCTTCATTGCTTCGCTTTCTCCTTTCTTAGGTTTACCGGCTGTTTTTGCTCCTTGCTGACCAAAACGAATAGTTTTAACTTTATCTCCTGATTTGGCTACAACAATGTGTGATTTCTTTGCATGTCCAGGAGTGCGCTTGGGTTTATTAAAACCAGAGACACCCGCGCGTTTTACTGCAGGATGCTTTTTCTTAACGCTTTTTCTTCTTGCCACGTCGTCTTCTCCGCTTTTTCTTTCCTGCAACTTGTCGAGTTATGCCAGGAACCTTGGCTATACTAATACCCGCCATTACTTTTTACCCCGTCTTTTTCTCCTTTTAACAAAAGTACTAACATTAGTAGGTTTGCCTCCAGGATTGCCGGCCGCTCTTTTTCTACGGACAGCTGACTTTCGTTGCTTTTCAGTAAGACCAGCGGCTTTGGCAGCAGGAAGACATTTTGGATAACGTTTTTTTCCTGATTTGGTTCTTCCGCATTTTTCAAAGCCGCCGCTCTTTTTAGGTCTGGATATATCTACCCAATCTTCTTTAAACCACTTAGTAAGACCACCTTTTGGTTTAGCCATTATTCTCTCCGCTATGGAGTAAGACCTCCAACTCTTTTATCTTTAACTCTAAGTCTCTAACTCTTGTTACAGTATCACTTACCTCTGGCGGAGGAGAGAAATTATCAATCCACTCGTCATTTTCTTCAACCTCTATTGATACCGCCTGTAAGTTATGCTCTAAAAAGGCTATTCTCTCCGTAATACCGGTATAAGCCCACACAGATACTGCAGTAAAGGTTACTAACCCTATTAAATTCTTTAAAGGTATGGCTAACTCTGTTGCTTCGTTTATCTTTGTGGGCATAATACCTCGCTTATAGACAACTGCCTATCGCTTAGAAGGTCACTTTTTTCCGCGCTTCTTTTTTAAAATAGCTTTTTGAAGTGCTGGAGGCAGCTTCTTTTGAGCGGCTGTTAAGCCTCCCATAGACTTCTTCTTCTTGCCCTTACCTTTCTTGGCTGGACGACCTCTTTTCTTTCCGTAAGTTCCTTTACCTGCTGGCATTACTTTACTCCCATGCGGTATTTCCCGCCTTTGGCTTTATAAGTTTTTACAAGCCACCCATTTGCATAAGCTGAAGGATATACAGCAAACTTTCGTTTGGCCTGTGCCTTCACTCGTGCGTAAAGTTTTTTATTTGTAGGAACAGGCTTTTTCTTTGCAGCCTTTTTGCGTTTACGAACAGCCACTTATGCGTCCGCTGAAAAAAGATCCTTGCTCTTAACCACTGCTGCCGCTTCTTTTTTCTTTTCGCCATTTTCGTAGGCTTCTGCATCTTTTTGATTGGAAAAGCCCTTTTTTCCTTTATCAGGGTTAATTCCCCACCAAGTATTTCTTTTTTGATAAGCCATTTTTTTATCTCCTACACTTGGAATGCAAGTGTTACTACTAGTCCTAATAGGAATAGTATTAGTGCTCCGCCAAACTGTAGTTGACGCTGTTCCATTCTGTCCAATTTCTCATCAATATCATCTAGTCGATTAAATGTGGTTTTCCATCTTTCTTCACACTGAACTTCATGACGTAGAAACTGCTCGACAACATTGTCTAGCTTACGATCGTCAGACATCTTTTAACAACTTTTCCATGAGCTTACCGTAGTTGCCCTGGCCGAAAGGTACACCTTCATTTATTTGAACATTTGTTTGACTTTTTACGTTTGTAGCTTGAGCTTTTTCAAGATCAGCTTGAGCCTTAATCTCGTCCATTCTCATCTTATGTGCCATTTGTAACAAGTCTGCTAAATCCTTACTAGAGTAAACTCCGGTTTCTTTCGCTTCGTCAAGCTTACTTTCAATCATCTCGTCTAGTAAACTTGCAATATTATTTTTGTTGCGATACCCCATATCTAAGTAAACAGTATCAATATACTTTTTTACTTCACGTTTGTTGAGCAACTCTACGACTTGGTTTTCAGAAACCCCGAGAGATTGCACGACCCCGTTGATATTGCCGAACTGCAAGTAACTATTAGCTACTTCAAGTCCCTCTGGGGAGATTGTAGTTAATTCTTTAGCCATGTTTCAAATTATAGTTGTTAAGGGGTGGAATGTCAAGAATTATTTTTGAAAGGTCATGGAAGAAAACTTGGTGGTGTAGGCCATACCATGTCGTCTGCATGATCTGGGAGAGTAAGACCTTCTGTAATATTTCTCAATGTAGTTCTGTAGGTGCGAGCTTCGGCTTTCTGCTCTTCTGTTAGAGTATTATCCGATACCTGAGTCCAATCACAACCAGCTAGTTTATTTGTGCGCACTCGCCTTATCTCTTCTAGAATTAAATCTGTGTCCCACTCGAAAGACCCTGTAGATCTGTTGTACTCTGCATAATCATTAGGAGGAAGACCTATCTTAAAAAATTGCTGAGTGTCATGATTGTACCAGTGTTGATTGACAAAGAAGTTAGCATTCTCACAACCTTCTAATAATTCGTCTTCATTGACATGTACAGTTCTCATATACCCATCTTCGGACAACCCCTCTGGATTTGGTGCTGAGGTAGGAAACTGTACATTAAGTATCTTTCCTGTGGTTTCTTCTATATTTACTATAAATTGCATTAAACTAAATCTCCTAAAAGTAATGTGTTTTGAGATGCTAATCCGCCACCACCGCGAGAGGCGCCCGAGAATTCATATACATTTATATATGCTTGATAACTAAAGTACCTAATATTGCTAGCATTAAACTGTATTCCTCTTCTCGACATGACGCCCATACTAGTATAACTTGTAGTACCGCCTTGAGTCCCATAGCGCATTTCTACATATAGATCCTCGTCATTAGTTAAAATAGATCCATCTGAAGAACCTAATTGAAGTCCTGAGAAAACTTCACATCTTTCGTTTGAACTAAATCTTCTGGAGTCGACGGCAACTCTGCCATCTGACGTCATAATTTGAACTCCATAAGCATGGTTGAGAATATAAGAACCCGATACATTTGAAGCAGGTACAGCTATAAAGTAGTCTACATTTCGAAGCGTCCAAGTTGTTTTGTATGCCAGATTGGAGCTGCTAAACTGTACAGTGCTTGAATAAAATCTTATGTATCCATTAGCAATACTAGCATGTATGCCTTTAGGATGCGATTCACTATATCCATTAACTCCTGTATTTGAAGTATAACCGGAAGCGTCTGTTACTCCTTTTGCATTTACAAAAACATAAAAAGAAGATAATCCAGAATAGGATACAGTATTACCACTACCGGAAGCTACAACGACGAGTCCAACATGATTTTTAGATGAGTCATTTACTACAAAAGTGCCGCTAGCATCAGAGCCACTTATTTCTATTCCATAAGGCATTACGAGAGCCTCAAAGCAATTACATCTACGGCAACCGAATAACTCTTACTATTTGATAAGGTAATTCCACTACTAGTTTTAGTAATAGTAAGTGCCGCACTTGGTCCGTTTACTATAACCTGTACTTTGGCTGAGTTATTAGCATCTGAAACCGAGTAAAACTGAGAACCGCCCCCAGGGATACTTACAGTAGCACTAACTTCTAAATTTACTTGTCTCGTGTTTGATCCAAAAATTTCATTACCATTAGGACCAAATATCTGTAATCCATATCCTGCCATTATTCTCTCCTTTAAGTATGCAATTATAATTGAAGAGCAATAAAATGTCAAGAAGTTTTTTTGAGGTGGTGCAATAAAAAGGGCCCCGAAGAGCCCTTTTTGCTGAATGCTAGAAGGAGAAACGAATCTCAGTTTCCAGCTTGGAGCCGATTGGATCAACTTCGTCAATTTTCGAACCTTCCCACTTACCTTTGAACGTAAGAGGGCCATTCTTAATCTTATATCCAACTTCTCCTGAGTAGCCATCAGTGCGGGGGCCTACTTCGAAGTATAAGTTCTTGTCGCTGTCACCCAATAGAGTGCCGAAACGCAGGTGGTGCACAGTGTCATCACTCAAAAACTCGTCATCTAAAAATCTCAGATCATTTTTGTATTCCACATAGGGACCAGCCATTGCAGCGCTGGAAAATACCATGAGACTGATAAAAGATAGTACATATTTCATATTTTTCTCCTTAGTAGGTCCAAAACAGGAGCATACGGGGTGTCGCTCCCTCCATTTTTTCTCCACTTTTCAAATTATATGAAGTATAACACCAATTGTCAAGAATTATTTTTGCTTGGTGTAGATTTTAACTTATACACCGTTTTACGTTTCTGAAAAAACCCAAAGTCGTACGTGAGGAGGTGCCCCGCGCGGCCGCGATAGTCAAGGTCTATTAACCGCCCCCGTTCGATAGAAAAAATCAATTGACAAATGCTTTCGATAGGCGCACTATATAATCTCATTCACTGACAGGGGGCTACCATGCTTCACCTACTTGGCACTTATTTAATCTCGGCGCTGCTAACAATTTCTGTTAGCGTTTCCGGTGTCACTGGCTGGCTGTTTGTTACAACTAGCAACTACTGGCTAACCCAAATCATCGGGGCGGCGTTAATTGTTTTTGCTTTCATAATGGTCACGGTTGCTTTTGCAATCACTCAATTTTATTCGGAATAGGGGGGCTGTCCAACTTTTGTCCAGCTTTGGGGCGTTGACTAAATCGCTCTATTTGCTATAATACTCGCACACTAACCAAGGGGACTTATATGTCTAACTACACTGAAAAAATGATTGCCACCATGAAAGCGGCGGCTCCCTTAAATCTTGCCAAGGCGCAAGAGCTTGCCTCGGACTTTGGCGTTAGCCATCGCTCGGTTATCTCAAAAGCCAAGAGCGAGGGCATCGAATACGTTGCCGCAACTCGCAAGGCGGCGAGCAAGCCTAGCGGCCCGACCAAGGCCGACATCTTGCGCGGTATCCGCGAGGGATTGAGCTTAGGCGACCGCGAGGGCGACCTAACCAAAACCGAGCTTGTCACCATCTTGGAGCATATCGGGTGAAGGCGGCTCGCCTCTTAATAGATTGGTTGGGGGCAGCAGCGTTATGCTGCGCTCCTTTCATAATCGACACGACCGAGGGCAAAGCCCTCGCCATCGTGGGGCTGGCATTATTGACGTTGCAAGCGTTGCGCGTTTCGTGCTATAATCTGGTTTTCTTAAACATAATCGGCATCGGAGGATACACATATGCGATTTATTTTTGACCTAGACGATACTGTCATCGACAGCAGCCACCGGCAGCGTTTGCTGTCGGGCGGTTCAATCGACCTTGACTACTGGCGGGCGCACTCGACTGTGGGCATGGTTGCGCGCGATTCGCTGCTGCCGCTGGCTATCAAAATGCGAGAGGCGATTGCCGATGGCTTGGACGTTTGGATTTGCACTTCCCGCGTTATGGGCGCGGCGGATTATGCTTTTTTGAGGATGCACAACTTGCATCCTCGCGGCGGCATTATCTCTCGGCTGCAAGGCGATGAGCGCGGCTGTGGCGAGCTTAAACTTGCCAAACTTCAAGCCGTAGCCGCTGGCATGGGGCAGGCTTGGCCGGTGTTTGCTGGGAATTCAATAATGTTTGACGATTCCGCCGAGGTTCAAAAAATCGTTGGCGGCGCTGGATTGCGTGTTATCAATCCTGTACAATACAACTTCACAATGCAA